AGACTCGACCACTGTTAAGGGGTTCCCGGATTCACAGGTCATTCTCGAAGGGGCGTGTGTATTCATAGAGTTTAAGGCGAGCAAACGGGCGAAGTTCCAGCCGCTACAGAAGGAGTGGATTAAAAAGCTCAACGACAATTGCCACTTTGCATATGTGTGCTCGCCAGAAACGGCCGACGAAATACTTGAGGAGATAAAGAAATTAGTATGACAGACTATATGTTTATATGCAGTTGCTCTGGCGTGAAGGAGAAATCCGCCAAGGCTTTTAAGATTTTGAAACCAGATGCAGAGATGCCGGAGCCATTAGTGGGGAAGGACAGGATGCGCGCGGTTGCGGATAGGATGCCAAGCGATTCCAATGCTGCTAAGTATATTCAGGCTCTCGCTAAGAAGAATGGCAGATTCGCCTACTATGTGAGCGTCGACGACAAGCTCAACATAGCCGAGATGTATGACCTGTTGACCGGAAAGAGGTTAGCGTAATGCTGTGCTGCGTGGCCTGTCAGTGTGGCTCGTCCGACAAGCTCATTCGTACTAGATTGGATTTTTGTGGCTATAGAGACTTCTTGAGTATCCCGATTACCAAGGGAAAAGAGAAGTCTCTTTCTGTGCTTAACTCTATTCCGAGAAGCGATGCGGCCGAGATGTTGAAACAATATATTAAGGGGTGCTCTAAATACGCTGTCGTGTTGGGGTATGATGACGACGGCAATGGCAGATGGGTGGACCTCGCGAATGGCAAGGCGATTGTAAATAATATTGACCTCAAGAATATACTGGCCTATTTTACATAAAAATTTTTCTATTATATATTAAAACTAACTAAAAGGAGAAAATATGGATAGTAATTCTTTGCCAAACGGGTTCATTTCGGTAGAGGACGCTGTTAAGCTAATCGAGAGCAATACATTTGACAAGCCAGTCGTAGATATCAAGTATCTCGCCTGGCATTTGGATTGGTGCGAGGTCGCGCACAACTTTAATATTCCTAAGGTCCGCATCGCGACCAAGGAAGAATACCTTGCTTTAATGAAGAAATTTCCAGGACGTCGCCCAAGCGAGCTCATCCCGCTCGGCTCGGTTTTTGTGACGCTCCGCACTAATTATGAGGTGGAGCTTCTCAAGAAAACGATTAGAGATAACTATGCTAAGGTTGCTGGCCGTGAATTCCAGGGTCTATCAACTCGTGGCGTCACTACTGTGAAAGACCAGGAATCAACAGATAGCGTCGCTCCTCGCCGCTCTAAGAAGACGGTCGCTAAAGAGGGCGATACTATCGGTATCGGTGCGATCAGTGATACTAACTCTATGGACGGAGCTGGCGTATAATGCAGAACATCGAGCATTTCGACGACATTTATAAAGCTCTCAAGAAAGAGATTAAGAAAGCTCAAACTGCTACCGACCCATCCACTATCTCTGATGTTGAGCGCATGACCAATAAGATTATGCGTGAGCTTACTTTTACTCTCCCGCGATTGAGCAACGACGTGGTGGCAATTTGCCGCAAGCGTCGCAAAGAGCTATTCGAGGAGAATTAAGGTGGAGGGAGAAGTTTTGAGCGTCAAGAAAAACGCTACTATTGAGGATGTGAACACTAACCTCCTCAATAAGCTCAATGAGCTGATTGATTCCGTGAACAGTAAAGACCCGGAAATGGTCAGAGCTATCACCGAGAGCGTGGCTAAGTTGAACGCCTCTCTCAAGGGCAATAATATTTTTACTCCTAAAGAGACCGAGGAGCAGAGAAAGGAGCGTGAGGCTAACGAGGCTATTCACGCTGCAATGAATCAATGATAACGAGCGGGATGTTTACCAGCAATACGCCTGAATGGGGGACTCCTCAGGCGTTTTTCGATGAGCTAGATAAGGAGTTCCATTTTGATTTAGATGTGGCTGCTAGTGACGAGAACCATAAGTGCGCCAAGTATTATACGAAAGAGACTGACGGTCTCGCAATGTTGAGCCATTGGGGTGGGCAAGTCTGGTGTAATCCTCCGTACGGAAGAGAGATAGGCAAATGGGTGAAGGCTTGCGCTGAGTATAGCGGTCCTTCTGTGATGCTGTTGCCTGCGCGCACAGATACCAGATGGTTCCACGACTACATCTACAACAATCCTAGGTCAGAGATTAGGTTTATAAAGGGAAGACTAAAGTTTAACGACGGAGACTCTCCGGCTCCATTCCCGAGCATGGTGGTGGTCTTCAAGGAAAAAGATGGGGAAGATATTAACGAACGAATATCCGGAGACGGAGAATCTAACTAACGAACAGATACATCTTGCGTTATCTGGCACTTTTGACGGGTTTAAGTATTTCTTTGAGAACTGTATGGTTCTTCAAGACAGGGATACGCGCCAGTTCGTTCATCCTGTTATGAATAAGGGGCAGGAGATGATTGCTCGCACGATTCTCTCTTATGTGGATAAGGAGACGAGAGCAACGACGCACAAAGAGTGCGTGATTATTGGGCCACGCCAGTTCGGCAAATCTACCCTATTAACGGCTATCTCCAACTACATCGAGGCCTATGTTCCAGGCATGGAAAATCTTAACGTGGTCACGACGATGCAGCAGGCTTCCGCTGCGGCTAAGTTTTTCCGCCAGAAGATGGCGCCGATTCTGTCTAATGTTCATCCGATGATTTTTCCAACAATCGAGAGAGAGACCATCGGCACGTCCACGCTTCTTCATTACAAGAACATCAAGGGAATTCCGCGCGGTGGCTATTATGAGATTACCTCTGCTGGATCAAACTCTGTCCGTTCTGGTACGGTTTCGGTATGGTTAGCGGACGAGCCGTCCGAATATCGCAACCCAGAGATGGTCGAGGATGCTATCTCCGGTGCTATTTCTAGCTACGGCTGGTCGTTCACGGCCTATATTGGCACTTTTTCCGACCGTCTGTCTCAGTATTTTTTGAATAAGATACAGACCGCCCTAGATAATCCAAACGAGATGGAGCTGGTGTTTATACCGTGGTTCCTGGTTTATGGACGAGAGGGGGACGGCGCTGGTTATACTGAGGACGATTACACCGAGTACGACAAAGACGTCATCATTCCAGCTATGGCGAAGTATCATGTTCCCCAGTCGGAATGGCACGACAAGATTGGCTGGTACCATAGGCGCGCTCTTCGCACTAGTAAGATGAAGTTCGAATTCCCGACATCTGTAGAGGATATTCTAGCCCTTACTACGGATAAAACTGTGTTCGCCAAGGAGTCGCTCGACAAGCAGGAGCCAAATATTTTGGCTGGAGAGAGATATCGAATTCTTACCGACAATCAGACGCGGAAGGTCGAGGCTCAGGTCGCAGACGCGTCCCCATTCACCATTTTCAGAAAGCCCATATACGGTCATAGGTATAGAATAGCAATCGACCCAATTACAGCCCGCTCGCAGGACACCGATTATTTCATTATGCACGTTATGGATTTAACCAACCACGAGCAGGTGGCCACGTTTAGGGATAGAGGCCTAGCTGACGAGGACTACGCCGATTGGGCAGTGTCTATTGGCACGATTTACAATAATGCCGAGTTATGCCCGGAGATTAATGTGGCCAATGGATTTATTGTTGCTGTCAATTCCAGAAGGTATTATCACTGGTATTATCAGGACAAAAAGAACAGGGCGGACAGGATTCCTGGCCTTCGTACTACAGTATCTTCGAAAGAGCTTTTCATAGATAAACTTACTACTTTGCTAGATAGAGAGAGTATTAAGATTCACGATGAGATTACTTTGGATGAACTGCGCAATATGGTGAAGAAACACAAAGGCACTTCAGTAAGGATGGAAGCCAGGCGCGGGCATCACGACGATACCGTAGCCGCTCTTTGGATTTATGCTGGTTCTCTTAGCATGCCAGAGATAGAAAAGGGTAAACGAAGCGGCTTCGCAATTTTGTAAAATTATTTTTTATATTTATCGTTCTGCCGCGTGTTATAAAATAATTAAGTCTAGCCAGTAAGGTAGACCAAAGATTGGATAGCCCGGCGGGCCGCTA